GTTAAAAAGGATGCCGAGGTTTCAATAGCATGAAAAACTGGGCGGATTTAAATTATAGTGCAGAATTTAACGCAAAGGCACCTTTGAGCGACGTGAGCCTTAGACGTAAAGTTATCCACAGAACCCTTGAATTATCCCCCGCTTTTATCCCCAACGACCGATTGTATAGGGAGAGAGAGAGTATACATTATAAGACTAAACGTAATGTTATAAGTTTAGTCGCAGTCATCGTTTGCGTCTTTTTTCAGGTAGACATATTTGCGTCTAATGACTCTAAGACCATCTACGGTACCACACCTTCCACACAGATTCAACAGGATATCCTCAGGGTTTCCCCTACAAAATCTTTATATGTAAACCTTACAAACTCCTGTAAGGGTTGTGCAAAAGTTGTTAATGCACAGGGTTCTGGAATTGCACCTAAGCGTGGGCAGAAATGTCCGATAAATTTTGCTACGGTTCCGGACTTTGAGCGCTTAGCGGATGCTATTAAGCGGGCTGAGAACTCCCGGACGAAGCCTTATGGGATCCTAAAACCGTATTGTTCGGCTAAGACGGAGGCCCAGTGCCGCAAAGGGTGTTTGCAGACGATTCAGAAGGCCTATTCCCGCTACAAAAAGGGGCCTCAGAGCCTCGATTTTATCTCTTTCCTGGCCAAGACCTATGCGCCTGTCGGGGCCTCTAATGACCCGAAAAATCTTAATAAAAACTGGATAAAGAATGTCACGTATTTCTATACCAAGGAGGCTCTATGAGCGATAGGCATCTTGAGCGTGAAACGAGTAAGTATCTGAGTTCAGAGTACCGGGAACCCGTCGGCCCGTTTGATGTGGAGATTTATACGGGGAATAAGGTTAACGGCGGCTGGGATGCGTGGGCCTTAGACCGGGAGGAGTATCAGGAGGCGGTGAGTGAAGCGCAGATGCTTGAAGATCATGGATTTCCTTGGCGGATAACCGGGGCAGATGGCGTGCGGTACTCCCCTAACCTGAAGAGACGGAGGGCGGCCTAATGTTTATCGTGGATTTGTCAGTAGATGGGACGGTGTGGGAGGAGTACGTGACGGATGGGTGCTGGGCGGCTATTGAGGCCATGGCGGAGAACATGTACGAGCAGGGTTTCTATGTGAACGTGTGGGATGAGACGGACAGGCTTGTGTGGAGGGATGGAAGGTATGCGACGCCAAAGGTGCTATCCCCTTTCGAACGGGAATGGGCAGAGAGGGTTGCGAGGAGCGTAGGTGCCCTGTGAGCGCATATCCCATGATGATTTGCACAGAGTGCCGGAAGATTACGGTGCATTGCCAGGATGGAGATGGGGCTCCCTTCTGTATGCGGCACGATAGTCAGGCGCTTAAGGAGTATCAGAGGCAATTTGAGACCGTGGAAGGGTTAATCCGGGCCGCGAAGGATTCTGTGAAGGACGACCCTCTGTGGCGGGCCATAAGGGAGAGGAATTAGAGATGGGTATCGGAGAGCTGAAGAAGATTGAGGATTTGAGGGCGGAGAACGAGCGGTTGAAGCAAGAAATAAACGGCAAGGGTGGCTACAAAGAACTGGTTCAGGGGCTTAATGTGAAGGCTGGGAATCTTGAGCAAGAGGTTAAACGGCTGAAGGCGGAATTAAAGCCGCTTGTGGAAGAACGTATCACAGTTGAAAAAATGGATACATCGATCAAGGAAACAATTGAATCTCTGGAAGCCCAAGTTAAGACGCTCTCGGAGGAACGGGACAGGTACAAAGAAAGCTCGATTGTGCTAGGTCGCCAAGTAAGTGAGGACGGAAAGCGGATCGCCGCGCTGGAGCAAGGAATCCAGAAAATAAAAGTCTGGATTGAATCTAAAGCTTCCACTGTCAGCGGCGCTCATTGGGAATTAACGGATATTGACGCCCTCCTCTCTCCCGCTCCGGTACGGGAAGCTCCGGCTAAGACAGGAGATTGTTCCTGCATTACGGATGAGCTTTGCGATTGCGTGAATGAGGAACCTGCGGCACCCCTCCCCGCTCAGGCCGAGAAGTGTGAGCACGATATGGGTAGCTATTGGTATGCGGAAAATGAGCCTCGCTGTTTAACAGAAAGCTTGAATAAAACCGAAATTAAAACCTGTCCCTTCTGCCCAAAGGTGAAACCATGAAGACACCGGAAATTATCGCTAAAGAAGCAGCTTTGAAGATTTGGGGCAATTGGGAATTTGATCACGAATACGGCAATAGAAAAGATCGGGAGAAAGCAAAGTCTCTGCATGAGGCACGGCTGATTGGAACCGAAAAAATCATTATGGCGGTTATTAGTGAAGACCGCGCCTCCCGGCCCGAGTGTGAGCATTCTATCAAGGATGGTCTTTTGCCTGATGATTTGGTTAACGGTGATCAGATAGGAAATGCCATTAAGATCATTAAAAAACATCTTCATTTCTACGATACCGGAAACCATTTTTACACTTCAGTTCAGATTCTTTTGGAAAACTATCAGAAGTTGGCCTCCCGTCCCGGTGTCGAGGGGCTTGTGAGGGCCGCTTCTGAACTGGCAAAAGCTCTGCGCCGGAGCATTTGGGCTTACGGCATGGAAACGACAATCGCAGAAGCAAATGGCGTAGAAACTGAGCTTGCCGAGTTTGAGTCAGCCCTCGCAGAGTTTAAGGGGCGGGGTGCGGAGGCGCACAAAGATCATTGCGATGTTCATTTTAAATATGGATTTAAACAATACTCTTGCGGTGTGGCCCAAGGCGGGAAGGCTGAGGCGCGTTACACAGGCTTAATTTGCAGAGGCTCTTATGCCCTTGGTTCAGCTTGTGGTAAGTGCGAGAAATGCACTGACGAAAGAGCAAGGCTAAATCCTTCTGCTTGCGATCATCTACGCAAAACCCGTTCAGGTCATTATGTACTAAAGGCAAACAATCCGGCAGGGATTCCATTTCGGGATAACTGGAAATTCTGCCCGATTTGTGGACAGCCCCCCGCAGGGCCCGGAGGTTCTGAGTGAAACGCAAAAAGCGGAAGAAAGTATTTGAACCTGGAAATGGATACGTTCTCGACAACATTGATCTTGGTGAGAAGCAGGTTTATCACAACGGCGAATGGCTGACAATCGAACAGCTTTACGAAAGATTTAAACGGGCTTCAATGACGAAGCGTAATGTCCTTGAGTTGACCGCTTTAAGCGCTTACGAATTGGGAAAGATGGAGCCAAAATGAAGCATATCGGAAAAGCTAGAACCTACAACCCTAAATGCAAATGCGAAAATTGCGAGTGGGCCGCAGATCAAATCAGGGAACAAAAAAAAGACAGGGAAAATGAGCCCGCGGGCCCATCCACGGAGGCGCGGGAATGAGAATCTGCGATGGATTTTGCGATTCATGTTCTACGTTTTCCCACGAATTAACTATTGTTTACAGGAAATCGCATTGTCCATCCTGTCTTTTTGAAGACGATCCAGAAAATCCATCTCTTTATTCAGGAGTTGGTAATTTGAAACTTAAAGCCCCCGGGCGGGAGGAATAAATGTCAACACCATTTGAAATCGTAGTTTGTGAATGCGGAGCAAAAATTTACGCAGGCGCTTCATATTGTTATTCCTGTGGCAAATTATCGGATTGGAAATTGCCTGTGTTTATTGGGATTGACGCAAGATAAAACATGAGCAAACGGCACGAGGTCGGATCTCAGATTTTCAAAGAAGGTTCGATGTCTGCTTTCTGCGGTGAGTGCGGGCGGTTGGTAATAGTTCGCGGAAGAAATTGGACGCACCTGATTTTAGAAATCGTCCACGACCATAACAATCACATTATCGTTTTGGAGAAGGTCAATGCGAATCGTAACCAGAATCAGTAGAGAGCCGAAGGGCTGGATGCTTCACCTGTTTATCAAAATTCCATTAATTCAAATCTTCAAAGACACAATCAAGTCGGAGCCTAACACCCCGAGCGAGGAATCATGAACATTTATACCTGTGGAGATTCTCAAAATCACTCTATCGTTGCTGAAAGTATGGACGAAGCTGTGAAGGTTTACCGGAAGTATTACAACATGGAGCCAAAGCGTCTTGAACTATTTTCGGAATACGTTCTGATTCAAGAGTCGCTGGCCCCCTCCGGAGAGCGTGACCATGCTTGACCCTTTAATTTACATACCAGAAACCGCAAGTGATAAGACCGCTGAAATATGCGCTTGTTGTGGACACGTTACTTTCGGAGCCTCCCATGCTTGAGCAGATTAAGAAAGAAGCCTCCAAAGCGCTAGACAGGCTTGAGCGGTTCGGAAAAGAAACAGAGTTCTCGGCGACGATTAGTTCCGATGGTATTTGTTTCTCGGAAAGCAATTTAGGAATCATTGAACAAGCCCTCCTCCGTATCCACAACAGGGCCATCGAGAGTGCGGCAGAAGTTTTGGACAAGGAAGCGGAAGAGGTTGTTACGGTTGAAGACGGCGAACATCCTTCTGTTACAGCCAAACGTGTCCGCTCCCTCAAACTCCCCCAATCTCCGGAGGTGCGGCATGAATGAAGCGCTGTGGATTAATCAGGAATTTGAAATTGTTTTTGATGGAGAAGAAATATTTCTTAGAGCGTGGAGCCGCCCATGAAGCTTGAGCTGAATAAATGGTGGCACTGGTTTCTGCTTGGGTTGCTGACGTATCACATTGTCGGGAAGTATGTGCTTAGGTTACCGGGTGCCGCATGAAGCCTGAGCATCTTATGTTTATCGCAGTACCAATGCTTATTTATTTCTGCGCAATGGTGATTATTAACTTGGTCATGTACGGAAAGTTATTCCCAAAAGAAAGGTTCCCGAACGATGAAGCCTGAGCGCAGGAAGCACAAACATAAGCACCGTTATAAATCACTCGAAGGAACCATGGGGATTCTCTACAAGAACACGAAGGTTTGTAAATGCGGAAAGGTCAAGCCATGAAGAAGCGATTCACGGACACGGAGCGTTTGAACTGGTTGCAGAAAAACCACGCTTATTGTGAAGCTGGATACAGCGCCTCTTTTATTAACGGAAAAGTCTATCCGGGCAAAACATTAAGAGGAGCAATTGATTACGAATTACGCGCAGAACTCCGCAAGGAGAGGAAGAAATGAAGAAGACGACAGCTTGGGCCGCGATTAATCCCAAAACTCGGTCTATAAGAACCTCGCAAGACGCTCTTTATATCTTTCCCGAATATAAACAAGCGGCTCTTTTGCGGCACATCGAGGATTTAATTGTTCCAGTCACTATCACCTACACCGTCCCCCGTGGACGCTCGGAGAAGAAAGGGAAGGTATGAGACTAGAAGATCAGGTATCAAGTTTGGAGTTATCGAAGCGGCTTAAAGAGCTTGGCGTGAAGCAGGGAGAAAGCTTGTTTATTATGCGCGTTGATGGTGGCCATGTCATTTTAAACAAGCCGCAAGACTGGGATTCCAACTCAGACCATTACTATTCCGCCTTCACGGTTGCGGAGCTAGGCGCGATGCTGCCGCAATATCCTTATTACCTGCCTGTTCGGCAAAAAGACGGAATCGAGTGGGGTATCCGTGTTAACGGTGAATGGATTCAGGAAAAAACCGAAGCTGACGCGCGCGCCAAAATGCTGATTCACCTTATCGAAAAAGGACTTGTGACTGTATGACCCCTACGCCTAAGACGCCGGACATCGAAGAAATTGTATCCAATATTATTCTTGAATGGATTGGCGGTGACCCAGAAAAGCCTTTTCTTTGCGGTAATGTTCATCTTGGATTTCTAAAAGAATGTATCGCTGGGGCAATTCGAGATGATCGGGCCTCACGCTCCCCCAATGCGGCCAAGGACAAGGATGAATTTTACAAAGAATGTTGCGAGCTATTGGACAAGATCAAGGCCGCAGAGGGTAAGCCCTATCTACCTTTTTCGATGAACATTGCCCGGCTTGTTCAGACTTACGGCCCGGCCCTGTCTCGCCCCGATGCCTCCGGGCTGGTTATTACCGCAGAAAACTTGGCGACGCTGAAACATTACAGGCACAACGTTGGTGAGGAATGCACAATTATTTGCAGATGGGCTGATGAAGCCAAAGAATTGCTGGAACGCTTCCGGGGGAAGGTATGAGCGAATTATCAGCAATAATTTTATTAGCTGGACTTATGAGTTTGGGAAATTCGATTGAGTCAGCGGCGAAGAAATTAGCGGATGCCATAAGGGATGTTGAACCATGACCACCGGCGAATTTGAACGCAAGGCTAATCAATTAGCTCACAAGTGGGACGCTGATATCGCGGCATATTCAGGAGATGGAAAACTCGTAGCCCTCGATCACGACAACTGGCCGGACTACAGGTGGTTTGAGCTGGAAACTGGACGCGAGGTCGAGTCGTGACTAGGAAAGATTGGGTAATCCTCATCACAATATGGTTTTTTCTTGGACTCAATACCTTGGCTATTTTGGTGCGCCCATGACTCCCCTCCCCTTGTATCAGGTGTATCTGAAAGGTGAGCCGTACTTTCGCCCGGTACTGGGGAGACTAGCCGCGATTGCGGTGTATATGTCGGCGCTTCAGGAGGGACAGGCAGAGATTAAGTTAATAACACGTAATTCTAAACAGGAACCATTAAAGAGGTCGGAGGTTTTATGACAGGGGCAACATTAGTGAAGAGTATGAACAAGTTTAAGATCGTGGATAAGCCGATGGAGGCAAGTGTCGGAAAGTCTCGGTGCTGGGGCGAGATTGCAGTAGCGATTGCGAACTTGGATGGATCAAAGAGTATTTTTCTTACGAAGTCGGATTTAGTTGAGATGGGCACGAGAGTCAAGGATGTGCAACAAATTCGGGGATGCGTAAATCAGCAAGCGAAGAAGCTGAAGATTAAAGTTGGCGTGTGCGAGAAACCGGAAGGATTTTACTTTTACAAAAAGGGGGCGTGATGCGCTTGATACTTAACAAATTCGGCGGGTTCGAGATCGAGGCCGATGACAATGAGCTTTACTATGACGGCGGCATTATTGATCCGGCAACGAAGAGAGAGGTTGATTATTTCGCGATTACGGCGGATGCGCTACAGACGATTGTAAGTCTCGGGCCAAAACTTTTGAAGGAGCGTGAGGAGAAGATGAAGGCGGGGTTAAGCATGATTGTGAGGGAGAATTTATGAGGACAAAGTTGCCGAATGGACGGGCCTTTAAGTGCGGGATTCACTGTGATGATTACGATCAAGTGGCTGAGAATGAGTTCATCAAGATGTGTGATGGGCCGTACACGACACGGGAGTCTATCTATGGCGCGGTACTCACGGCCTGTGAGAAGGGCTGGACAAGTCCGATCTTTACGGAGTTTGGGATAAGGACGATTGATCTTGAGAATGGGTGGCCGAGAGTGATTGAGGCGGAAGGATGAGTCACAGCCGAGTCAGTTGTTTCAACGGGTGCCCGAGGCAGTATCAGCTTAAGTATGTCGAGTGTCTTGAGCGGATTGATAAGCAAGAGTTTCAGAATGACTCCGTGTGGGGCTCTGCGATTCATGCCGGGTTACAGGCTCACTATCTTGGCGGTCAATGGTCTGATGTGGAAAAGGCGTTTGTCTCGGCGTATCCGGCTGACCTCAACCCTTCTGATGAAGCCAAGTCTCAAGAAGGCGGCATCCTCTGCCTCAAGAACTACATCGAGTTCTACCGGGAGCAAGACAAGGACTGGAAGATTCTTAAGGTTGAGGTGAAGGGAAAGGTGCTTAACGGTGAGGATTCTCATAACGTCATCATTGATATCGTCGCGATGCACATCCCCTCTCAGACCGTGTACGCCTGGGATCATAAGACCACGACAACGGAGAAGATGAAGTATTCGTTTTGGAAGCGGTATGAGCTGGATGCTCAAGTCACGATGTATACGGAGCATATCAGGCAGGAGTACGGGAGTTGCGCTGGGTTCTGGATCAACGGGATTGCGGTTGGGCATCGGAAGCGGATGTATAAGGGTGAGCCAGCAGGACACTATCAGAAATTTGAGCGAAACCTATTCCCTCGGACAAATGAGCAGATTGATGATTGGAAAAGGTCTGATACCAAATGGAAGCGCATGATGGAATTCGCTCAGAAGGATGATGTGTTTCCCAAGGCCTTCAACGGCCTGTGTAACTACTGCGAGTTTAGCGACCTGTGCAAAAGTGCGGACGATCCGCAAATATTAGAACTGTTGTATCAACGGAAAATTGAGGTGAAGGCGTGATTACGAAAGAGCAGATTATTAGCGGTGAAGCGAAGCAGACAATTAAGGCCCTTGCAAATGGCCCAGCGGGTTCAGGTAAGACGCACTTCCTGTTTACGTGTCCAAAGATTGCCTATATCGGGACTGAGCCAAACGGTCTTGATACAGCGCGGTCAAACAGTGCGCTTCTGAATAACCTTGTATACGCAGAAGAGTTCATCCCCTCCCCGACCGAGGATATTAAGGACACGTTTGCACGGATGGATAGCTTCATCACAAAGGCGCATCAGGATGCTAAGGAAGGAAAAGTGGAGACGCTTGGCCTCGACAACATGAGCTTCCTGTCTGAGAATCGGTGGATCTACATTAATAAGTACGAGAAGCTCGTGACGAATCAAGGCTTACTTGATACTCGCGGCATGTACGGCAATCTCTCCCGCTGGCTCTACAACTTCACGTTAACACGCCTCCTTTCCTTCCCCGGCAATGTCATTGTGACTTGCCACGAACAGGTCGAGGGCGATGAGGCGATGGAACGCAAGTCTGATAAGACCACGCCGATTGTCCCCAATATTTTAGGTGGGTTCAGGGAAAAGGTTGAAGGAATGTTCAGCGCGTCTTTGTACCTAGATAAAAAGAAAGCGGCAGACGGTAAGAGCTATGCGTACATGGCTCGCTGTCAGAAGGGAGCGCAGAGGAACGCGAAGAATCGCTACAACTTGCCGGAGATCGTTGAGAACGTTTCTTACGCAAGGATTATTGAGGAAATTAAGAAAGCAAACAGTGTAACAACCGCAACGAAATAAAAGGTCAGATGACCTTAAATTAAAACAAGGAGCAATACAATGAGTGATGAACAAGTGGGATTTGATGTGATTAATGAAGTTTCAGTCGGTGACTTGACGGAAGTTAGGCAGGAGATGTTACCTGTCGCGCAGAACGTTAAAGTGCGGATTGATAAGGCCAGCGTTGAAACAAGCAAGGACAAGGATTTGAAGTCGCTAAAACTTGAGCTGGCGATTGTGGATGGGATCATGGTTGGTGATGAGATGAAGTTCGCCAACAAGAAAGTGTTCCCCGGCTTCATGGATCTTTGCGTATGGGCCAACCCTGCCACGAAGAACTCAAACTGGTACAAGACAAAGCAACACTTGCTTGGTTTTAAACAGTTCTGTCAGGCGCTTGAACTTGATCTGAAGGATGTCAAGATCAATGATGAGTTCTGCGCTTCCCTTCTTGGCCGCGAACTTCTCATCAACATCATTCATGAAGAAGAAACCGTCGCTGATCCGAACGATCTGGATCAAAACGGGAAGCCGAAGCGCAAGAAGACGGGCGTTTTGCGTGAACGGATTAAGTCATTTAAGAAGTTAGTGGCTTAATGGATTCTGGACTGGTTCGGGGGAAGTCGGTTGACTTCAGGTTGCCTACTCCCCCGCCGTCCATGAACGCCTTGTATCAGATTCATTACGCAAAGAGACAGGTGTTCATGAAGCCCGAAGTGAGGGCGTATAAAAACACGGCGAAGCTGTACGTGCCGCCCTTCGATACGAAGAAGGAAGATATGCTCGGGATTGAGATGGCGGTCAGTCAGGATTGGTACTTTAAGAATGGCGCGATGAAGAAACAGGACGTGCAGAACATGGCGAAGGTGCTGATTGACATCGTGGCGGAGAAGATGGGGTTCGATGACAGTCAGGTGTGGGAGTTCCGTTTGGTAAAGGTGCAGGAAGTAACTAAAACTGGAGTTGCTGTGAAAATCTGGAAGATGGTGGAAGAAGAAAAGCAAGAGCCACTCCATCGCCTCCAAAAAGCGGAGGCTCAGGGTGAGTAAAAGCAAAAGCCCAGAAACGTTGGCTGAAGTCCGTCCGGAATGCCCTGAAAAGAAAAAAGCCCCGGTTTTTACGCCGAGGCTTCATTCCGTTCGTCTTAGCAACGATCTGGGTCGCTCAGGCACTACCCCTTGCGACGGGAAGAATTATACCCAATTTCATTCCGGGCGTCAAGGTGCAATGGTCTGGTGCTTTTACACTCCGCCTGACGAGGCCCGAAGGGCCGAGGATGGACGGGCTGTTGCTTTTGCTTTTCTCGGAGTCACGAATGGATAAGTTAAATATCTGGGCTGTTTGCAGACGGGCATTTTTATCAAAGATGAGCACGAGTCGCCATTGCCCCGGATGGGACGAATATGCAAGACACATCGAGCATTATCTTAGTCAACACGGGATTAAAACAACGCGAGAAGAAATTGATATTGGCGATTTTGTTCCAACGGAGACTGATGATGCGGGCGAAGCGGAGGGCCTATGAACCGGGACAGTAAGTATTCCGAACTTCCCTCATGGGTAGCGAATGAGGATCTGGATGAGGAGATGAAGCGGCAATTAACAATGAAGGATAAACCTAAAGGAGAGCGTGATGGAAACAACCGTAGCTGAACTTAGAGAGCTTGGACTTGAAACGGCGGCAAATGATCTTGAACGTAAATTGGAATTTAAACGGAAGCTATTGATTGCTTATGAGAACTTCCGCTTCGTCTCCCCTGTCGTGATTGAGCGTTTTCAAAATGCTCTTAAGGCGAAGACGTTAAAGGAGTGGAGTAATAAGTACGGAAAGTGCTACAGCTATGATCGTCTCTGCTTTATCGACATTAAGAATTACAAAGACCTTCCTCCTCAGAATGTTCTTGAGTCTATGAGGAAAGCTAAGGCGCTTAACTGCTTCGACGGCTTTGATGTTGCGAAGCTTGAGACTGTGACACATGAGGCAACCGCTCCAAAACCTGATCCGATTATATTTGGTAAGATTAATGGTTGCGCTGACATCTTCTTCATTGATCAGTGGGATGATGACGTGAAGATTGATGACATCCTCGGTAAGACGGAGGGCTGAATGTGGCTATTTCCCCTTTATATTCTTTTGGCGGAATTGGAAATGGATTTGCAAGTGATGCTAACAGACAAAAGCAAATAATTAATCAACTTATGGGTATATCCAGTCCTTTGAACGGTTCTCATTTTTCTCAGGTTCGTTATATGCGGGAAAAGTTTAAGGAGTACAGTGAGGAGGAGTTCAGGAAGTTGTCTAGCGACCCGATGGTTAAGGAGCTTCTTTCTGGTATGGCTGAAGTTCCAAAAGAAGAAATAGCGATAAGAATTAAAACTTACATGGAGCAGATGTAACCGCCCCCGAGCGGGAAAGGGAGAATTAGATGAAACATGAAATTAGTGAAAAGATTCGAGCTTTAGTAACGGAGCTTAATAAGAACGCAGATTCAAACGAAGATGGACGGGCAAAGTCATTAACGATCACTAAGTTAGATGAAGCCTTAATGTGGTCGGAGAAAATATACAAGGATTAACACGTGGTTTTCTGGCGGCGTGGTTAGAAATAACCAGGTAAGGTCGGTTTTTAGAGAGACGACAGCCGAAAGGCGCGGTGTCCTAAGAGGAGCAGAGTGGGAATCCTGCCGCCGCCGGAGTTGCCAGGGAGGAAGCGAGTAACCGTAAGGCCTCGGAAGCTGTAGCTTTATTTGACTTCCCTCTCTGGCCAACAAATTAAAGGACGGGTGGCGTGGTAGGAGGAAAAATGAATAGATATAGTAAATATGCTATTTCTGCAAAAGGAAAAGCTCGGTCAAAACGCTATAAAGACAAAAATCGAATGAAGATTAAAGCGCAAAACATCGCTCTTTATGTTCACAAAGAACCCGAACCTTGCTCTGTTGATGGTTGTTTGCTAGAAGCTCAGAGGCATCATGATGATTATTCAAAGCCTACTGAAATTATATGGCTCTGTGATTATCATCATCAGCTTCAACATCTTCCACCTTCGGTTTGTCTTGGGAAAGATTGCGGAAAGAAAGCTCATGCTAAGCGTTTATGCAAGAAACATTACGCAAGGATTTTTAGAAAGAGACAGGGTTGGTGATCGCAGTACCAACTGCCCCGTCCCCAATTTAAAAGGAGAAGAAAAGGTGCAGGAACGAATGATTGAATTAGTAGACACCCTCCTAAAACGGATGCGGGAGCGGGTATGATTGACGTACCGAGAGAAAACAAATGCGGTGATGGCTATGAGTGCATTCCGATTTGTGACTTCTGCTATTACTATGATTTTAACTCGGATAAACATGGGGTTTATATCGGGCTTGGATATTGCCGCCTTAAGCAAGAAGGTATTGAACCGTCCGATGTGTGCGATAAATTTCTTTGTGCAAATGTGAAATCAAAAGAAGATATTCGCAAGCCAAAGTTTGAGGAGATGTCATGAGCGGCGCGGCGGAGAATGAGCCTATTAGAGTGGATGACCATTTGCATTGTAGAGCCCGGATTGCGAAGCTTGAGCGCGAGAAGGCGCGGCTTGAAGCAGAAATTCAGGACTGGAAAGACTCTATGGCTCATGCCAAGGATGAACAAAGCGGACACGACGAAGAGCATTGTACCTGCGTTGGTCTTTTGCGACGAGAAATCGAAAGATTGGATGAGTTAAAGAGTAGATTTCATTCTTGGTTTGTTGAAGAAAATAAGAAAAGAAATAATCTTGAGGCGCGGGTCGAGCGGCTTACGAAGGCACTAGATGTCGCTTATGGCGTTGTTTGCGGAAGATGTCCGGCAGAATGGGAAGGTGGAAACATTCAAGACCTGATTAAGTCGGCCATCTCGGGGCAAGGTGAGGAGAAACGGGAGGGACGGGATGGCTAAGACTGACGTTTGGAGCTTAGGTTGGTTTACAAATACTTTCCCGCAGAATCATGTATTTACTTTTTGGTCGGGAAATATTCCTCTTGGCAAAGACTATGAGTTTATAATTAGGCTAATTAAGAAGCCAAAGAAAAAGCGCAAGGTGCGGCGGTGAGCTGTAAAAGTAATCCTCAAGAGCAACGGCATTGTTGGCATGAATTTGAATATACGCCTGTTGATCCACCGCCAAGTATTGTGAGCAATCATGGTAGGTATATGTTTACTGTAACAAGAAAAAAGTGTTGTTGGTGTGGTGATATAGCAGTTACCCCGCACACGGAGAGGTAAGGGATGAAGGTAATAGTTAAGAAGACCGAGGAAAAGTTTATTTGGTGGCTAGCCGGATTCATTAGTGGATCATTCACAGCCATGTCGCTATTTTTAATGATCAACTAGTCCCCGCCCAAATGGAGGAGAGCGAGTGAACTGTATAAATTGCAAGCACTGGGTAGTTAACAAGGAGCATGAAGAGTGTCTTAAAGATGGCGAGTGTATGGGGTATAACGTAAGCCATCCACACGATGAAGATTTTAGGCCAATTGATATTGGTTTTAAACTGGGCCAATGTAAGAATCGGAAGATAAGTTTTTATGAAACTCCGCAGACTAATGATGGCGCAACGGTCTGTGACGGTTCGCATTATCACGCTGAGTTCATAACCGCAGAAAAGTTTGGCTGTGTGCTGTGGGAGCCTGAGCCGAAGGAGCGGGAATGAGCGAGTTGCGGGAAGAGTTGGTGAAGATTCTACAAGGCTGCGATTTTACTATGCTCACCATAGAAAAAGATGAATGGGTTATTGAGGAGATCCTCACCGCCTTTAGGAAGAGGGTGCCGGAGCGTGAATATGATTTAGATTTTGAGTATGATCAAGGGCATTACGCATGCCGCTACTCCATCCTAAAGGCCCTGGAATGAACGATCTTACTGAATCAAAGTGGAGAGAAATCGCAATAAACTTGTATCATCTTATGACTCCCGAGCAACGCAAGGCGGTTGATGAGAGGATTAGAATTATCATTATTTCTCCAGAGTCCGCATGAGACTCATCCTCCGACAGTACTACTGCCTCAACTGCCCGCACAAGTTCAGCTACCCGAGCATTAAGCCTGTGCCAGTCTGCCCTGAATGCGACTCAAGTCAGCTCTGGTTTACGATCCCTTGGGAACAAGTTGACAAGAGCGATTCCTAACCCTATTATCCCCGCCATGAGACTCCGGCCCGCAGAGTTGTCAGACCTATCCAACCTCTTCCTATGGCGCAATGATGCCGTGACGCGGCAGAACTCGTTCCACAGTAACTTCGTCCCGCTCCTGGATCATACCCAGTGGCTTGAGGCGTCCCTTGCTAACCCCTCACGCTTCCTATATATAGCTGAAAACGAGGAGGGGCCAGTGGGAACCGTTCGCTTCGATAAGGTGAAGGACATCTATGAACTCTCCTGGACAGTGGCTCCGGAACATCGCCGCAAAGGTTACGGCCGCACAATGGTACAGGAGGCGCTTAAGCTGGGCCGCGCTCCTCTCGTCTGCCTCATCCGCTCCTTCAATCAGCCTTCAATTAAGATTGCGCTCGCGTGTGGGTTCGTACTCGCTGAGACGCGAGAGCAAGATACGCTCGTGTTTAAACTTCCATCGGCACAAAGTAAGCCGACTGCCCACCCTCAATCACAACTCCGCATCCAAGCGTAGGCTTATCCTTCGCGGTCGCGGCATAGTTAAAGGCCGGGAGACTCGCATCAATTAAGCACCCGACATTCAGCCCAAATATCTGATTTTGCCCATTATTATGGTAATGAATGCCGCCAAAACTGTGCAGGTGGCCGATCACAACCGATCCCCGTCTCTTCATGGCCGCTTCTAACGCACCCTTCTGACCCGAGTACCCATCGCCGTGAAAGTAGCTCACCCCCTCATGCCGGAACTCATAATCAAATCTCCATCCAGGTGGACACCGATATAGTTCCGAGAGCGAATATAGCATCTCTGCTATAATTCCCTTTTCCTTCACGGCCTTGTATGCCCGGAGGTCATGATTCCCGTAGCAGATGTCCATGCGGGGAAATAGGCTCCCGAGGCTCTTCACATTTACGCGCCCCATCTCGATCTCTTCCTTCATGCTCATGGAGTCCGGTTCCGGCAAATGCCGCCCTGTCCTGTGCATATCAAACATGTCGCCGACTGAGATCACGCGCTTACAATGCCACTTGCGGTAGGTGTCTTGGAGGAAATCGAGGGAATGCCTATGATGATAAGGAAAGTGAATGTCTGGGATAACGAGCGTATTACCGTTTGTTTTTATCGTAGACCTCACAGTCTTTACAATACCTTCCCTCGCCGTAGATGAAGTGTCCGCACAGGATACACGTCATTCATTTATCGCTTGACAAGGTGAGGAGTTCAATTTAGGGTATCTCTTCATGGAAGACTTCCTTATTGCGTTACTTAATAACAGTGTGTTTAAAGCCATCCTTGCCGGGTGCGTGTTTCTTGGAATCAAGCACTTGCTCAGGACTCCGCACGAGAAGTTAAAGTCTCGTCTGCTTAAGCCTTAATACATCTTCTCTAAACGCTGACTCACCATCTGAGAAAGCGCTTTCAGCGTATCAGCCGCAACGTTTGCATTCTTAGCAGTGCCCTTCACCGTTGCCGCCGCGACTTTCGGCGATAGCGCAAGCGTTCCCAATCCAGCCATTGCCGCAAGCCCAGGATTCGCAACGGCTCCGCCTGCCATGCTTGCTACCGCGCCAAACTGAATAGTGCGCCGGGCTCCAGACGGAGGTGTAAATGAACGGGCCAGGTTCTGCTGTCTCGCAAATTCTATCTCAGAGTTCAGGCGTTCCGTTGTTTGCTCAAGCTTCGCCATCTCAACGTTTTTCATATTATTAAGTTGCTGATTAAGACGCTGAGCTTCACTGAACCTGCGCTCCTTATTGGCCTGCCGCATCTTAAATTCTTTCTCACGGATCTTCACCTTCAGCTCACTCAATTGTTCCGTTGCCTTCCGTTTCGCAAGCTTCACATTAGCGTTGTGAATTGTTTCAGCATTTGAGATACGCTTTGCGGCATCCATTGCCTTGGGAAGTAAGCGATCTTCTTGCGGGAGGAGTGAGTCCGCCTTTGCAATTTGCTTAAGCGTCGTCTTGTCATTGTTGCGCACCGCATTAAGAACGCGCTGAAAGTCTGCGATCGGCTTCCCTGTTGCATCAAGGCGCGTAAAGTTTTTAATTGCCTCTTCATACTTAGGAAGCATCGTGGCAAATTCAGAGTTAGCTTGTTTGAGCGCCCCAATCTCTGCCTTGATATTATTCCCAACGATATCATCTGCCATATTGACAGGATTGAGTGCGCCGCTTAACTGTTTCAGGACGTTATTGGCCGGAGACTCGCCGGAGTAACCCATCTTCTGCCAGAGTTCCTTTTTCTTCTGAGCGAATCCAAGCGGGACACCGCTAAGGTTCACAACTGCTTTAATATCATCAAGGTTTTGCTGAAGAAGTTTAACCGTTGCTTCATCTGCTGTTCCTTGACCAAACGCCGGGACAACTTGACCTTGCTGGATCTTGTACCCATTCTTCTCAGCAACCTCCGCATACTTCGTCAGATATTTGTGCATACTGATGCGCGAGAACGGATCCTTATTCGTGACATTCTCAACTGCCGCGCCGACTTTCTTGCCGTATGTTTCCTTAAGCAAATCAATCTTCGTAAGCGTATTACTGAAGCTGTCATGCAAGCCCGTATGTACGCCGTCCACAGTACGGTCAAATGAGATCTTGGCATCTTTAGACACCTTATCCACATCCATCTTGCCTTTGCTTGATAACGCACCCTGTAACTCGCGGTTCTTCTCACGCATCGCGAAGTAGTCTTTATCAAGTTCAGATGAAAGCGCGGCTCGTTTCTCCGCATTCTGAACCTTCACATCACTCAGCTTCATCTTATATTCATCATCGAGAGCCTTGATCTTCGCGAGATTGTCCGCCTCGACATCCTTCAGTGACGACACCTTCTGAAACGGATTCAGATTAAATTTCCACGGATTCTGAACGAAGGATTCCGCAAACTTTTCATCACCAGTCACGCCCTTAAGGAATGCCTTAGCCGCAGACTTACCCATCGTCTTCCCGATCTCAATCGCTTTCGGGACAGCGGCGGCCGCAACGCCTAATCCAAGCGTGGCCGTGACGCCAGACTGAGCCGCATTCGTTGCTTTGATGAAGGATTCTGATTGCCTAAACTCATTAATCGCGCTCTGGATCCCCATCGTGACGGCAGTCGTCATCTGTCCGCTTGCGGGAATATCCCCAAACGCGGCTTTGATTACCATTGGAACTTTTAGCGCCATCGTGGCTTCATTTAATACCGCAAACTCAGCGGCCATTCCGGGTAAACGCCCGACCGTCTGATACATTTGCTTATCGAGAGGCGCGAGGTTCGTCTCTGGAATATTCTCAGCTCCAGCGCGTAAGGACTCGGACATTTCACCAAACGTTCCAGATCTGGGGATACCAGTCAGCTTCTCCCCAATCTTCGTCGCCGCATCCAGGTTCCCCATGATGTCAGCGCCTTGCTGGCTAAACCCGCGCATGACTTCAGTCCCCGCATCTTTAATCGCGCCGCCGATATTTTCAGCCGCACTTTTCTTCGGTGCGTTCTCAGCTTCAAATCCCGTGATTTGCTTGACTGCTGATTCAATCTGCTCTGGAGTTCCCTCAACCGTTACGGTCTTTCCTTTAATCTCAACTGTTGCCTTACCCATTATTCACCCTCTTCTGAATAAGTAATCTTTGCTCCTGTGGCTTTCGATATCGCGGCAAGACGTTCTGTGAAAGGAACTTCTTCTCCACCCTGTTTGCGGCCAGAGGCTTCAAGTAGCGCCTTGTTTTTCATGTAACGCTCACGTCCAGCTTTTATCAGCGGGAACCTTTTGTCATAATTAGGATCTTTCGCGAGTTCTTTTCTTGTATCAAGCTGAGTTAGATACTTTTCAGCCATATCGTTATAGACCTGCACCTTATCCAGAAACGGTATTGAAGTTTTACCAATCACGGACTTAACACGATCTAAGTCTTGATTGCTCAGGGTTCCTGAATCACCGTTTGACTTAACGAAATTTCCAAGCCCTGCATCAATGGCCGCGTTAAACCTAACCGCAACGGGATCTGCGGCGATGACCTTTGCCACAGCATCTCCCTTTGCAATCATCTGATTAACGATTCCATTTTTGTAATTCGGTAATTGCTCGGCGATGTCTTGGAACTTCATCAGGTCTTTCATGACCGGAGCAACGCTTCTTGTGTAGGTATCTAGCTCTTTCCGGTTCGTGAAAGTACGCTCCATGTCTTGCTTCACGTATTCCTGACGAAACGCGGGATCGTAGGCTGGGTCAGATTCAATCCCAGGCGCTTGATTCGGATCTTGACTCTGCATCGCGGGATTCAACTGTTTGCTCTGCTCAATAATGGCGTTAATGAGTGAGTAATCCCCAGTTGTTTGCGCGAGTTGTTGACCAAATTTCAAGATTTCAGACTGACCTTGCGCTATAACGCCAGGCGCACGTCTCGCATCAGCCTTTTTTCTGCGCGCGGCCTCACTCATATTGTTCTGAATATTCATGATCCCCGTGATATCAGACACGCTCAACGGATTCTTCCTTTTATCCTGAATCCGAGCATAACCGGGTGTCGGAATCATCCCGCCGCTTAAGATTGTGAGCCCGGCCTGCAACTTATCACTGGTCGTCGCCGGAGCTGTCTTCTGCGCGACAAGCTGTGCAAGCATCTGTGTTAGCCCTGTCGTATCCATCACTGGAGCTTGCTGAGGTTCAATCGCTCCAGATAAACTTTGAAGTATCTGCTCCGGGGTCTGGCCTTGCTGTAACCGTGCGGCCGTCTGCGCCTTCGTCTGCTTCTCCATTTCTTTAATCGCCGCCTCCTTCATGCGTTCCTGCGGAGACGCGGTCTGCTTCACGCTCATGTTAGGCTTTGTGCTCATATTTTCATTTGCCATTATCGAGCTCCTCCGACGGCCTGACTAACGCTTTGCATATACTGATGTGTGAATGGAGATGTGAAGAAGTCATACTTCCTCACGGATGTTCCGTTCATGGTTCCGGTCTGGCTAACATTGCGGAGTCCCGAGAGTCTCTGTGACAGCATGTTAGATGTCGCGAGAGTCGGTTGCTGGACTTGGGCCTGTCCTCCCACCGCGAGATTTAACAAGTTCAGTAAGTTCCCAATATTAAACTGTTCTGCGCCCATACGGATATCGCCCGCAGTACGCGCTCCGACACTCTGAGCAACGCCGGACTCCATAAAGCTTCCAGCGCCACTCGCGGCTAACTGCGCATTCACATCCCGCAAACTCTTTGACACGAGATCGTTCGTCACGTTTTCATCAATGCCGCCTGGGAGCTTAGAGAGAAATCCCGGAAGATTCCCTTCTCCAAGTAACAACTGATTAATCAAATTCCCGGCATTCTTATTCAGATCCCTTTGAATCGGATCAAATTCCTTGGCCTGAGCCAACTGCAACTTATTAAATTCCGTTTCCTCTGCCGTCGGCGTATAGGCCGTACTTGCTGTCTGCTGACTTGATTGAGTGTCTTTTGTTTTTCCCATTAACGTACCCCGCTCCTTTTATAAATATGCCAAACCTTCCGGTTCTTGCCCTGCGTTTCGCCCGTGAAGTAATTAACTGCTGGATGAAGTTTCTCTAACTCGCTCTTGAAATAACTAACCATTCCGATGCCGCGACACTCAGGTTTAACGTAGAGGCTTGTGATGTAGATGACCATGCCGTTATCATCGTGGATGTCTGGATTGATTGTGTCCGAGATCATCACGTAGCCAAGTTGTGCTAAGTTGAGCTTTGCATACTCACACACGCCCAGGATCTCGCCATTCTCGACATATGTGAGAATCTGGCCGCGCTTAAGCATCGTCTCGTAGTAATAGCGCGTCTCTTCATCTGACATCCGTGTCTCATGCCAGTGTTCCCGGTGATAAATATCAATCAATTGCTCGATCATGCTCAAACTTTAATCTCCGTAATCGTGATGGAGGACGCCATGACGCCGCCTAGCTTTCTGCTACTTTGATTTCCGTTAAAGGTTGTCGTGCCCGCAGAGCCGGAACCAGCTCTCACTTTAAAAGTCGTCGCAGAAGTAGTTCCAGATGTCATGTAATGACTGAATGTGTTTACGAATGCGATATTTGTATTTGTATCAACATAAGAAGCGGCAAGGGCGTTTGCTGTAGAATCCTGAAACAGCGCAACGGTAAAAGCCGCCGCTGTGCTTGACTCACCCATAAATACAACATCAATCTTCAGCTTGTTTGTTGCCGAGGTCGGCGTAATCGCAAGCGTCATGTACTGATCGCCTTCCGTGTTCTGCGGGATCGTGTCATCATCCGGAATCGTCGTTGTGCCCGTTGTTGATGCGCCTGTTTGAGTATTGACCACTTGAACAGTTGCACCAGCTGGGACAGGGGCGGTACCCCAAGAAGGAGTTGTGCCGCCAAGCAAGACTTGAGAAGAAGTTCCAACGCCAAGTCTGGCCCACGCTGACGCTGAAGATGCGTAGATTAAATCGCCCGTTGCTTGACTTCCGACCGTGAGCGCAGAAACGTTTACCTTGCCCGCTGTGCTGATTGTTGCAAGCTGTGTGTCGACGATCCCGGCATTGCTAGCCAGGTTCGAGGTGTTCAAATTCCCATTAATCGCGTTATAGAGCGTGTTCTCATTCGTATTGTGCTGAGACGCCACGATGACAGCCCCGGCAGAGTACGTGTATTCCCTTGTAATCAGAGCCATTATTTAGTCCTCACTTTTAACTTGTCCTTGCGAGGAGTAGTGAGCTTCGATAATTGGCCCAGTGTCCACGGCTTATTAGTCCTGTTATTGATAAACTTTTTCCCGCACTCTTCCATATGGGATTGCTTTCGATCGTTTGTCCATCCGGGAAGCAACTCATCCACTTCCTTCTGCCACCCGTTGATCTCCGACTCCATGAGTTCAGCCATGTGCTTCGGCTCAATGTCGTCATCGCAGTCTTCGCATAGCGCGATAACCATCTTCGTTCCGTCGTTGAGTTGGAAGATAGACTCACGATAGTTGGCCTTTAGCGTCGTGATAATGGGACGGAACACACCCGGTAACACTTCCCTGCTCCCATTAAAGTTTGCAACTTCCGTGTGACAGTACGAGCAAAGCCCTGGGAAACTCACATCAATCCCAAACTGGTTATTTGACTTCGATGGCGTCTTCATCATGGCAGGATAAACACCTTAAAAGTTACGGAGGCAACGTCGCATTTAAAGTACGCGTTCGTTGCCGTCCACGTTGTGCCTGATTTATATAAACTCCCAGCCTTGTCTTGACTGAGAACGATGTAACGCTCCCCGGTCGGGACAGCTCCGAGTCCGTGCGCGACCGTGTTCTCTGCGTCTGGTGTCCCTGATGTCGTGAACTCCTGCTGAATCCCCGCGATGTTCTCACCCTTGACTCCGTCGCCGCCTGCGCCAAATGAGATCCGTCCTTGCATGGCCTGAAACAATTTCTGAATATCCGAATCCAGCGTCTTCATCTGCGGCTTCAAGTCTTGCCCCTGATTCACCTGTAAAGATTTTGTGATCCTCATGCGTTTGTCTCCAGGTGCGGGAGTAATCCGAACCCATCAATCTGCATGGTCTCGCTCAGGTTTCCATTGGCAAACTTAAGCCGTATCACGCGGCCACGGCCCGTTAAATCCTTCCTCACTTCATCACCGCCAGCCGAAGCAAAAGTTCCTTCGTCATAGAGAGCGGTTCCATACACGGACGAACTCGTATTGGCCGAGATCGTAAGTGAGTAGTCGTCGCCCGAGCTAAAGTCCCAGGAGTAAGCAAGGGTATGCGTGGCGTTTGCTAACTGGTAGTACACAACTGCTTGCGGCACGCCTTTCTTATTCACAAGATCATCGAAGTTGAACCACTTGGTGTAGTAGTAGGCGTCAATGGCGGTGCTGACTCCAGCCGGATTGTCATTTGTTCCAGAATCTGCCCGGTACACGTAGCCGGAATAATCGCCAAAGTACACGCGCTCTTGCCCGTTTGTCGTGACGATGGCAAAACAATTCGCGTTATGCCCCTTGTAATATCCCCAGGCATTGTTGTAAGAATCAAACGTCATGACGCGTGAGTGTGTTGAGCCGCCCGCAAGTGTGTGTGCGCCCCAGTAACGGTTCTTGGATTTCTGGTAGCATGAGACGGAGCTTGCAAAACGGTTTGGTTCCAGCGTGTTCATCAGAGTAAACGTCACCCGGTCACTGATCTTGGTCGAGACCGCGCCGTCAAAATAGTAGTAACCGTCATCCGACAAGAACATGAGCCCGTTATCAATTTCCTGAATCGAGAAAGGATCGACGCATCCAACGTGCGACTTCGTCTTCTCAAACACAAACGGGATGTCAGCGTCTCCTGTAAATGACTCAATCCAGATGGAGCGGTTCTTAAAGAAGACTTGGACGTTACCAAGAACCTTTACGCCCGTGATGTCTTGGCCATCATTGCGGTTAATATCGCGGAAGTCAGAAGAGTCAAAGGAAGAGATCGAGTCCTGTGCGCCCCAATACGTGCGGGACTTATGCGCTGTCCCCGATACTGTCACATGCGTATAGTGAACGTATCCATTAAATACCGTGACAAACTTGGCCTTGGTAAGACCGCTCGGAACTGTTGCCGCTGTCGCATTCCCGCTTCCTGTCCACTGAAACGGAGCGTCCACATTGTTCGTGCCGATTGCAGTATCTAAGAACGTTGTCCAGACGGTATGATTATTGTTCCCAGCCGTGATCGTGAGAGCGCCTGTTATGTCATCCCATGTCCCATCCAGCGCGTCCATCTTCGCGATCTTGTTCCCGCACGTACCGATCAAGTAGTCCGTATCGCTCGATAGCTCGAACCAATGAAGTGAGTTCCACGCGGCTCCGCTATTAAACGCGGAAGAGTTCAGCTGTGTGTAGCCAGAGCGCTTGAGCAGACTCCCAAACTTATCAAAATCAATATTCTGGAGATCGGTCGATTCATTATCCGCGACATTAAGAGGCGAAGCGGTTGTGTTAAGCCCGCCATTACTCTTAATGATCCCGACCGGAAGTGAACGCGTCTGAAAGTCAATTCCAGCCACTTAGCGTCTCCACATAGGGCCGTATGCGCCGCCCAACTGGCTAAAGTTTAGATTCTTCGTGAGGAAGTCCTTAGACATTCCTTGATTCGGCTTGCGTAACTTCACGAAGTGGTCGATCTTGTCCACGTTCGTGCGCTTAAGAGACTTCAGTTCATCGGTATAGAGTGATATGAACCTATCGCCCTCTTTCTGATTATCCTGGTACTTAAGCTTCCCAACGCAGAGCAGGATAATCGCTTCATCAAATTCCTGTCCAAGCTCATGCACGTCGTTGTCATTCACGAGCCTATACACATCCTTGTAATACTGAACCTTAATATCCATGACGGACTGAGGAAGCGGCCAGAGTTGCGCCTTCCTATATAAGATACCTGCTGTGGTGTCGCCGACCGGGAGAACTGAGACCGTGACCGCCGCTGAATTTGATGTGACCGTGATGCGGCCCGTTGTTGACGCGGACTTCACCACGCGTTCAATCGAGCTAAACGACTTAGATCCCGCAACCGTGGAAGTACCGTTTAGATTGATGCTCTCAAAGTCCGGATAGCCGCTCACTGTCCCAAAAATTGTGATGGTCTGCGTGGTGTCAGAGGCAGACGAACTTGAAACTGTCATAACTGACGCGGCCACAGGCTGAGCAAGTACCATGTCCTCACCCCACATGCGGTACAGGACAGGTGTCCCGACTTGAGCATCATCAACGCCTGCATCCCGAAACTCTTGATCCGTCACATACTCCATTTTGAATGGATACCCATAGTCATCGTGCCACAGGAACATGCGGTGACTGACTTGCGCTGGGAAGTTATATTCTTCCTGCGGCAGGATTTCATAAGAGGTCGTCGTGGACGTGGTGCCCTCATAGGATTGCGTAAGTGTCCCAGCGGTCTCACTTGTAATTGTCGCAATCTCATACGTCTTAGAACTCGTCCCAAACTCAATCTTGCGCCCAATGCGGATTGCGTCAGTAAGAAACGTCGCGCCCGTTACGCTAAAATTCTTGGATCCATTCGTGACGGATACTGCACCGCTCCCAGTCGTATAACTCGTCACGGTTGTGAACTTCGATGTGCGACGAAGACTCCGCCATAACGCTTCACGCCCGATCCGGAACAAGCTTGAATTAATCAGATTTCCAACCGTCGCGTCATATTGAGTTCCGCCCTGATCGCGGATCGCTCGACGCTTAATCTCAGCTTTTAAGTCCGCAAATGTTTGCATTTAGATCTCAACTTTCGTTAAGTGTTTCTGCGCGATCGAGTAAAGGTCATCCGGTGTCACGCCTTCTGAGCAATCTAAATAATCCAGCTTCGTCGCAAGCCAGGTAAGATCACAGACCTGCTCGGAGCAGATTTGAAACCTCTTGTTCCCAATCAGCGTCGTGAGTTTGCCGCGCAATTTCGGATGTAACGGAGAGAAAATAAAGTTCGTCAAGATATCCAGCTTCGAGTACGGCCGCCCCTCATATAACTTGCACAAGTCCATGAGCTTATACTTCGCTTCCCAGGACAAGTGCGGGATACGGTACACCTCGATCTCTTCCGGCTTATACTTCCGTATATGATTCATCTGCGCCTTGCCCCACTTGATGTCCGTCTCAAAGATCATGGAGTCATTGAACATAATCCCGACATGCGAGACCTTCGAGAACGTGACAGCCTTAATCACCTTCGAGATCCAGCCGCTCCCTTTTACAAATACCCAGTCCCCCGTCTCAAACTTCATGACTTAGCACCGCGCACGGCACCTTCCGCACCAGCCTCTACCACTTCCAGGAGAAGACTTTTAAGCTCCATCCGGTAATAGCTCCGCCGAGGTTCTGGAATCCGTCCAATAAGCTTGTCAAACAAGAAGCTAATAGTTTTAGCAATCACTTAACCCTCACTTTGAAATATTAAATAAAATCATGAGGAGAGCTCCAGCTCCGCCAATTCCCCATATAAATTTAAACACCACAGAAAACCTATCCTCATCATCTTGCAGGTGTTTCTTAAAATCCGCTCTGTGGTGATCTACTGTGTCCACTAGATGAGTCAAATTCGCATCCATACGAATGAAACGGTCGCGATCTTCTTGATTCATTTGCATACTCTGTTCTCTACGCTCCTTTCCGTCCCATTCGTTCATTTATCCAACTCCCAGAAGCGGAAGGCGCGGCGTAAATGTCACGGCAACCTGTCCGCTAAAATCAATACCTGAATACTTAAATACAAACTGCTGGCGATCCGGAGATGTAATCGCTGAATCCGGAACCGGATAGACCCTCACAAAAGGAAGGTCATATCCAATCATGGAATAGCGTTTATTCGCCGTATCAATTGCCATTACGCAAACTCTCCTCGCGTTGCAGTTGTTCCGTCATCGCTCACGGTGCTTGTTGCGATTGTGGTCGTCCCATCATCCGCCTTAAGAATCTGCTCAGTGGATGTCTGCGTGATTTTGTTCCGGCTCAAGGTTAGTAACCAGCTAAGCGCCGCGATAGCCGTGGGGCTAGCCGCTACAACTGAGGTCGGTTCCGTACAGGCCTTTGCCCAGATTTCATCCGTCACATCACTCGCTAATTTAGCCGCAGTGATAGCGTCTGCGTTAATGGATGCCGCCGTGATAACGTTATTAGCAAGACCATTAACCGTCGTGACGTTTGTGGCTGTCGTGATTGTTCCTGCCGTAATATTCGTCGTGCTTGCCAATGTTGCCGCTGGAACTGTGACTCCGCCCGCGCATGTCACCGTCTGCGTCTTAATCGTATTAAGGTCAACCTTCTGGTCTGTCTTAATATTCGTTCCGCTTAAATCCACAGCCGTTGTCGGAGATCCGATGTTGGCCCAATCAATTCCCGCTTCCCCGCCTGCCGAGACATCCAGCGTGCGTCCTGCTGTAGTTGGAGCAAGCCAGCCTGTCTGAGGGCGTGTGTAGATGACCGCCGGAGCGCCAATCACCTTAACGTTTGAAGTTGAGGACTTTCCGGAAACAAGCAAGCAATCTGCGTTTGTCTCAGACTGTGCCGCATCAACGAGGTAATATCCTGGCGCATTCGTAGCATCCATCTCAGTCGCGGAGGTATCTGTCAGAGCCGTCACGGCCCCATAATCCTTCGACACGTACACGGTAATATTCGCCGCATCACCTGTCTTTGGTACGTTCGTAGTCGCATCAAAGGCGAACACGATAAACTTCGCCGCTGTATTTTTAAACATTAGGCCATCCTCGCAATATGTTGACGATAAAAGTAAGGGGTAAACACACTTCCGCCGCCACCGCCAACAACTTCCGCAATGGCTGTCGCGAGAATCACAACGTCATCCGCACCAGAGGTATAGCCAGCCGTGACATCGGATGTGCCGATAGTGTCATAGGTATAAATCCCGCCGATGTCTGAGCCGAAGTCAAACTCTGCGCGGCTTGTCCAGCCCGTTAAAGGCGTTACGTTTGTCGGATCCCCCATACCGGAATACCAAATTTCAGAGACCGCGCAGGAGCGTCCGCCGAGCGACACCGTAAAAGACGGATTTGCGGCAGAGGTTGAGGAGGTCGAAGATGTGTCCACAACTTCCGTGTCATCTGAGGCTGTATACGTGATGCAATACGCGGCTTTGTTTGTGGCTCCGCTAACCGTCACCGTGACAGTCTGAGCGCCTGTCGGAATAGACGCGCCAAGAAACCAACTCGACACGTTTCCGTCTTCACCGCCACCAAGGACAACCGGAGATCCGGTTACTTCCGTCATCGCGGTGCCTCCATACGTGACGCCCGACACTTCGTCAGAGGCCCCGGTAGATGTCACATGCACAATCACACCTCTCGGAGTCCCGACCGGAGTATGTGTCGCCGAGATATTCCCTGTCCCGTTCCCAAGATCCGTGAATTTGTCAAACGCAATGGCCACTAAAGTTCAATCTCCTGACCAAGCAACTTCTCAACTTCTGATTTCGTAATACTCGCAACTTCCCGCTCAAACTTCTCAAGGTGCGTCTTAATCGCGGCCTTAACGTGTTCCAAAACTAACGCAGGATCATCCTGCACATAATTAATCCCGATCGTCTTAGAGAAGCTGATCTCACCCGCGTCATTCAAAACGTCCACGTAGATCTCAAACTGAGAATTATTCCCGCCAAGAATCTTCTTAATAATCGCTTTCACTTAAACCTCGATATAGCTCAAGCACCCATCCGCTGATGTCGCCGCAGAGAGTTCTAAGTTAAGTAACTGTCCAGCCGCCGTCTCAATGTGTCCGATCGGATTGAAGCCCCAATGAAAACCCGTTGCCGCAAGGACACTCATCTGTCCTGTGAGGGCGGTGCCGGACGCGCCAGACTCAAACCTCACCGTCATGGTTCCGGCAGAGATAAGAGTCAAACTCAGCACGACAATCTTCTTGCCCGGCACCGCCGCAACGAGCGTGTTGTCTCCGCTTGTCGCGTTATCAATGACGGCCCTTTTAATCACGTAGCTATCCAGCGCGTAGGGCATTATTTAACCTTTGTCTTCGCGATCGCTTCAGTTACAGGAGAGCTGGTTGACTCTGTGAATCCGCCTTCTAAGTGTCCGGCACCCGCAGTGTTAGTCCCGCCAGTCTGAGTTTGTTTCTGTGCAGGCTTGCGTTCTGGAGCCTTATGGTTCACCTTGATAGCCGCCTTCGCTTCATAATCAGCCTTGCGTTTCTCTTCGGTATGAATCGCTGTCTTACAAAATTGATCCACGGTCATCTTGCGTTCATGGGCGCGTTCAATAATGTCCGGGTCTTCAGTAAAGTGCATCCCGAGGTGCGTCTCACCCGTTTCTTTTAAATACTCCATCGCAGAACGATCCGGGCCTTCATAAATTGTCGGATCCCCGTTTTTGTCATAAACCGCGACGCGCTCAATCGCGGGCTTCCACACACCATCTTTTGATACCCATGAACCCATGTCACTTCTCCTTTAGGTTGCGGGGATAATTCCCCTTCCTGTTTATTTTTCTACTCTGAACTCAACAACTACCGCAGTCGTATTCGCGTCCTTATCAAAGAAACATCCGCTTGGAAACAGAAGTCCGCCCTCAAAATTAACCGTGTCCGTGTTGCTGACCGTTCCCGCCGTCTTCTGCACGTAAACAGTTCCTGAATCGGTTGTACCGTTCCGCAGAACTAAGATTCCTGCCGTACCGCCCGATAACTGCGTTGCGCTAAACACGCGAATCGGTTTCCCGCTAGGGCCTACAGCGCCATCCTCCGTCAATCTCACTGAACCATGATTCGTATCACCGAACATTCACTTCCTCCTTTACCACTTCACTGAATATCCTTCTCGGGAAGCAGTTAAGATTGCCACCGCGTGAAAGGTTAAAAACTTGAATACCGCGCTTATCTAACTCTGATTTCGCATAAATAAAATTCTTCGTAACCGTCGCCTTCATTTCTTCATGATTCGGATTCTTACCACGCTTATCAACCGTGGGATTCCGCAGGTTCTTAGCGCGTACCATGTCCAGCATCACTTGTTGCTCTGGAATGTGCATGATGCCGTTTGCGGGAAGGCCCATATCAATTCCGAGAAGATAGATTTCTTCATATCCTTGAGAAGCCGCAATCTGGAGCGCCGCATAAGCCACTGTCCGGCCTCCGTACACCCGGTCTTGTGAAAACTCAAAACCCGTCAACTTGTCTGGATACGCGTCATACACATGAACCCCATCCTCTTCCGCAATCGCATTCCACATCATGCGCGAGTAATACTTACGGGCTGATTTCGGTACGAGAGCGCGAATCTCCGGCACGAATGCCATCATGATGTCAAGGCAAACGTAATCCGTAATAATCTCAGGACAGCGGAGGGGGAGGCAGTTTAGACCAAAGACCGTCTCACCTTTTAAGCGTGACAGATCGTGATCTAAAAGCTCCCCCGAATTACCGAGTATGAAGGCTCGTTTCCGCATCCTTAGTTGACCTCTTAGTCGAGCATCAAATCAACGGCGGTATGACCTGTTGAATCGCCGATGTCAACGCAACGTCCAACCACAACCGAGTGTTCCCAGTTGCCGATGGAGCCCGCTGTTGTGCCGCCGAGACGTGTGACCGCGCCGGAAGTTTCAAGAGACAACTGAACCATTGATCCGATCGGAGGAAGGTCAGCATCTTGCAGAACGCCGCATACGCCGCGTGTCTGAATCCAGCCGTAGTTATCAGCCGCGCTGATAGTCGCGCAAGAAACACCGACCACGATTGCGTCAGTCGCGCCAGTGGCGATTTCAAGGTTGTGATACTTATTCGCGATGATCGAGAAGTCGGTATCGTTTGAGACTGCGACCTGCAACGGCTGAGCCAGCTCTAAGCGGAAATTTCCAGAAGCCGGATCATCAGTCGCTGTGTTCCCAACGATGTCATACGTGTAACCTTCCCCGGTATCATCAGTCGTAATGAACTTGCCGCCCGCGAAACGGTTCGCACCGATCGAGGAAAGCGTGATCTCGACGAAGCGCGATCCAAGAGCGCCAGGCTTCACTGTTTCACCATTCACAGCAACGGCAGAAGCCGGGGCGATGATGGCGTTATCAGTATCCGCAACGCTCATTTCGCTGAAGTCTTGCGCCACAAGAACGCCACGGTTCACTGTTGCGCCAAAGTGGACGTAACGGTACGCGGAACCATCAGCTTGTTCGACGAGATATCCAACGTGGTACTTCGGTGTCGCAGACTGTTCAAACTTATCAAACTGAGCGGCGTTCGATCCGCCGAAACCGCTTGAAGCCTTGCTAAAGTATGTCTGTGTATCAATTGCCATTTTAAATCTCCCTTTTTATTTATCCTTCAAAGGGCGGGAGAGGTTCGCTCCCCCACCCCGAAGTCATGTGACAGGGCGCGTGCCCCGCCTTGATTTATGATTTCGAAATTACCCACAATTCGGCGCTTTGGTTGTCCTCGTCCGGTGTGAATGTGAATGTGCTACCGGAAAGAGAAACCGCGATGCCTGAATTGGTTTGAGTGCCAGGCGTTTCAGAGGCGGTGCATTGCCACGAAACGATTCCGGGGATTCCAGACGCCCATGTGTTAGTTGCATCCATTGTTGCCGGAAGCCTAACGATATGGAGCGTATAGTCGCCCATACTTGCCCTAATAACGTGAGTCGGTGTAACTGCGGCCATGAGACCCTCCTATTAGGAAATGCCCGTAAGTTTGAAGTGACGACGACGGTTGTCCGTGACCATCTGACCGCGCCACAGAATGAAGGCAACCTTCGCTGTCTGGTTCGAGGGCATGATGAACGGAGTTGTGATGAAGTCCGTTTCGCTATCAACAACAAGATTGATGTAGTTCATATTCAGGCCGAACATGAGGCCGCTTCCGATGTGATTGCCGTAGGTCAGGGGCTTACCTTTGAAGGTGAGGCCATCGAACCCAGCATTGGCAATACCGCCCGGAGTCAAGCGTTCAAGCGGAAGACGTGTCTGCTCATACTTCTGAAACACGGTCTTGTTCGTGAAGAAGTGAGTCGGGTTATCTTCACGTTCACCGCCAGAGACTGCGTAGTAAGCAGTCGTCATGTCGGTCAAGCCCTGTGTCGCGAAAGCGCCAGAAGCAGTAACCGTGGCTTGCCAGAACGGCTGAGAAGAACCGGAGATTGAACCGAGAGTTCCGGTATTTACCAGAGTTTCCAAGTCAATCAGGTTATTCGCGCCAGCAGTCGGTGTGGAAATCGCCTGTTCAATGCGGCGGCGGATCGCAAGTGTGGACAAATTAATCTTCTGTCCAAGCAGGTCGATCAGCTTATGTTCGTTACCGGAGTTCATTCGTTCTTCATCGCGTGTGATCTGGATCGGTTCGTACGCGTTCTGCCACTTGTATTCCACGGCATTGAGCGTATCGGACTGCGATGTGTTCAAAGGATCAGCGCCTAAATAAAACCCACCATCATTCTGAATCGCATCAGCAAGTTGCCGGATGATGGATGTGCCGCCATTGATCTTCTCTTTGCGTTCACGGCCCATGAGTCCGAGCAGTGTGTTGCTGGAGTACGCGTTATCTGTGACAGACGAACCATAATCAGCCAAGCTCGTCACGAGAACTTGATCTAATGTTGTTTGTAAGAAATACTCGTTAGCCATTTAATTAGTTCCTTTATGAATTACTTCTTCCCCCGCAATTGTTCGAGACGGAAGCGGCCAATCGCGCCGAAGCCTTGTTTCTTGATTTCCTCAGGCACGTCTCCGCTTGCAGTCACGTTGTGATTTGGGAGATTAGAAGATGCGTTTAGTTTTTCAGTAACTTGAAGTTTCCTGTCCTGAAGACCGAGTCTGTAAGCCCGTTCAACGGCACTCTCAAAGTTCGCGACTTTCCAGAGATGTTCCCGCGTGGCTTGAAGCCTGCCGGTTGCGAGATCCTGTTGGATTTGGTCAACAACCTTGGGGTCGTAGTCGGGATAACTTGTCTTCAGTTTTGAATCTTCCTCAGTGCGGCTAAGCTGGTACTTGAGCGCGGACACTTCATCGAGTGCTGTCTGTGCCGTGTTCTGCGCGGATACCACTGCTTGCTTTTCCTGCGGCGTTAGTGCGCTCCACTCATCAGCGGAACCGTCGAAGTTTGCCGGGGGCATATTCGATGAGGCGTGCTGTTGACGGGCCTGAACTAACTGAATAAATGCCGGGTCTTTGAGCGCCCGGTCTAACTCATCCGGAGTCCATTGGCGGGGAGCGTTGATCTGCGCCGCCTTGGATTCCAACTCTTTGCGGAGGTTCGCAACTTGTTCATACTTTTTGTTAAATCCTGATTCGAGTTCCTTGAGACGCTTCTCAGCAAGAGCGCGGGCAAGCGGATCTTTAATGTCATCAAACTTGACGTTTCCCTTAATGTCCTCAATCGTGACATCCTGGGCCGGGGCGGCTTGTTGAGTCTCGGGTAACACGCGGGCTAAGATTTCCTTTGCGCTCACGTTCACCGTTTCCGTTACCGCTGATCCTGCTGTCTCTGTCTCGCTCATTTAAATCTCCTTGTTTAGCGTCCGCTCAAAATAAAAAAGGCCCAGACCGGAGAGTGATCTCTGATCTGAGCCTGTGTCTTACTTAGAGTGAGGCTTGGGCTAAATTAAATTCTGTGAATTACGTCTATAACCGAACCTTCATTGTGTTGTTATCAATATTACGGAGGATTTCTTTGAGTGAGTTGTCACCCTCTGCGATCCTCTTGACCATGACCTCAAATGGAAACTCTGCTAAGTGTTTGTCTCCAGAGGTCATCATGATAGAAGTCGTGAGCTTTCCTTTGCGCTCCACGCTTTCTACGTTCTCCGTATTAATCATTGTTCCGTCAGCGATGATGATAAATGCCATTAGCGTCCGTCTCCGTTATGGAATCCACCGCGTCCGTCACGGTGAACTTGCTCTGCTTTTTTCTTAAGATCATTGATTTGCTTGGGATTCACGCCGCGCTTAGACAACTCGTTATAGAATGCGCTTCCAGGCTTGCCGCCGGAACGCTTGATCTCACGCGCCATGTCATGCGCCCAGGCAGAGGGCTTATATCCCCTCTCCGCTTCCTTGCGCTTTGACTCCGCGATCTGCTTCGCTTCCTTCTGCGGGATGAGGCCGTGTTCTTTGATACCTTTAAGGTAGTCATCCTTCGTGTGAATCATCTTGCCAAGGGCCGCGTTATAGTGAGGTTTGAAACGTTCGGATTCCGCCATTAGTCCCTCTCCATCGAGTGAACAAGGTTATTGCAATTTGGGCAATTGACTGTCTTAACTGTCACGTCTTCGGTTGAATCCACGCTGAAGGTCTGGCAACAAACGAGACAAATGAATGCGTTCGTCACTGGGCACCCAAGGTCTGCATCGGAGCAGGTTTCTTGACCAGTGAACCGGGACGCGGCGACTCTTTCTTCATCTCTTCTTCAAGCAACTGTTCATGGATCGCTATAAGCTGATCCAGTTTCGCGATAATCATCTGCGATTCTTCAGAGGGCGAGTTGTTCGCAAGCTCAGCTATGGAAGCATAAGCCTCAATCTTGGCCCGGTGGTCTTGGCCTTGAGCTGGAGGTATTGGGATCTCTGCCCCCGCAACCATAGCTTTGACATTTTCCCGCGCGTCCTTGAGTTCCTTGACGCTGACAAATCCCTCTGATTCTTCCGGCCGAATATTGCGGAATATGTCAGGATTCTTGATCTTAAGACGCATAAGCAGGTTCTCGATGATGGGGCTGAGCTCAATCTTCTTCCCTTCCATCTCAAGTTGCTGGCGGATGACGGGGTCAGTAAGGCCTGAGACCATGAGGCTAAGCACAGTCTGGAGTTCCTGGATTTCTTTCTCAGGATTCTCCGGGAGCATGGAGACCACGTCGATTTCAACGTCACAATCGGCCTGGATTTCCTCTTTTGTAGGATTCTCAATCCATTGCGTGTCAAGAGAACCTGTGATACGAATCGCTTCATCCACGGTATAAAACTGTTTTGAGTATTGAAGAAGCAAGTGATAGGATTCTTTCAAAAAATCCGCCATGATATCTTGACGATACGCGGGCCGGACGCTGGCTCCTGCTGAGCGAATCTTGACGGAGGCCGCAGACTCTTCGCCGGACTGGAGGAAGCCGCGCTTAAGGTCTGAGACGCCTGATTTGTCCTCTAAATTTTTCTGAATCCGTTGGTCGATGAGGTATAATTCGCCCGATGCTTGGCCGGATGGAGACGCCACAGACATCCTGCCCTGCACAGACTCTCCAGGGAACAAAATAATCGTCTGCTCACCCTTGGCGATAATCTCTAAGTCCTCTTCGCCGTCGAGCCCATCCTTCGCAATGGCAACCCACACCTTAGAATTCTCCTGAGCATTCCGTAACTGTAAATTCACGATCGCATTCTTCTGATCTGCGATGGATTTATACGTGTCAATGTCGGCAAGACCAAACTGCCGCTCAGGAACCGGATTAAATTCAAGCGGAATCGCGGGCCAACCCTCGGCTTTATACGGCCATGAGTTCGGTTTACGAAGCGGCTTGGGTTGTTCGAAGGTGAGGAGGAGAACTTTTCCCCTGCTTCCGTCGCGTTTCTCTTTGGGAGTTGGGCGCAGGAATATCTCAAACACTTCTACGAAGCGGGAACGCGTGGAATCCTTAAACTTTTGATCGGTAATGTCTAAGAGCGGCACCATTGCGGGCCGGAGGATGTCGTTACCGTTGGTTGAGCCGAGGGCTTTCTCCACTTTTCCGTTATGAACACGGTCGCCATAGCCGTGCTTGCCCTTGATGCGCTTATCAACCTCCAGCGTATCGTCCTCAATCAAGTCCTGGAGCGGCACATCGAATGAGCGGCCAATCCATCTCGCATTCTCAAGCTCGGATATCCCGACCGCCGGATCCTTCAGGAAACGCATCGGACTCAGCCGACTCACCCACACCTGCTCCTTCTCAATAAATATACTCTGCTCATCCGTCATGCCAAACTCGCCCTTGTAGCCGTGCCAGAGGATGCCGAATTTGAAGAGGAGCGCGTCCATCAAAACCTTCTGAGCTTCCTTTTTGTAGCGGATCTCGGGTAGTAAATAGTTCAGGATGGCTTCTTGGGTCTTCGCACTCTTCGCGGAGTCCATAAAGACTTGCTCCATCGTGCCCGTTTGCGGATTCCGAACCTTGGCAACATACGTCTTCGTGCGCGGCTTCAGGAATGCGCGGGGATTGCGGAAGTAAATTGAGGGCAAATTAAACTGTATGACGGGATAAATCTCGTTGAGCGCAATGTCCCAGTTCTGCCCGATGAGCGGAACGAACTCTCCCGTGTAACGCTGGATGGCCTCTTGCATTTGGCCCAGCAAAAACTCCTCATTAAGCTTCTTCGCCATGAGGATTTCCTGCTTTAGATCGAATAAGTCTTGCTCACTAATTTTTTCTTCGGCCACGAGGCTCCATTCTTAAGCTGAAGGAGGGACTTGAACCCCCAACATTCTGTTTACAAAACAGATGCTCTGCCAATTGAGCTACTCCAGCGCAACCCTAGGCTCCAGTCCGCGTGTCCCGGATTCAAAGCCGCCGATCGTGCGGCTACCAAATAGTTGGGGCTAAACTATGTTTTGCCGCCCCATGTCCAAGAAGCGCCTTCAAACGCTTGCAGATGGACTAAAATAAAAAAGGCCAGCGCAACCCTGATTTACGGGTCACAACTGGCCTGTGTCTAAATATGAGTAAGGCGTCTAACGTCTCTTAACTAAGATGCTCAGAACCTCGCCGAGGATGATGATGGTCTTATCCTCCAGCTTAAGCTCCCTAATAATTGCAACGATCAACCGTGATAGGTTAGAATGTTGCACTTCACACCTCGCAAGATAACATAATTATGATTGTGTGTCAAGTTTTTTATGATCCTCGGTCATATTAGGATAACGATACCGGGCTGATTTTTCGATAAACTCTTCATACATTCCGAAGGCGCGGAGGTCTCGAAGGTAGGCTTTGAATACGCCTGGGATAATCTCAACGTTATTGCGATTGCACACTGCGCGGAAGTGTCTCCGCATCGCCTTAATCTTCTTAGCGTTCATAGCTGGATCCCTTTTCTCGCCTTCTCGGTTAGTTCGGGCCTATACTTCTCATCAAGGAATATCACCCCATCGTCCATAAAGTAGAGATTATCCATCCCTTGCGCGTGAAGCGGCTCATAGGCGGCCAGCTTCGTTGCACCGATTCCATTCTGAATTGTCTGATACACTTTCTCTGGCAAGAAAATCAGCCTATACTTGCGCGTCTCTTCCATCCATTCTCTCCTTTGCGAGTTCCAGTAGCGCCATTACGTTTTCAAAGTTAAGTTCCTGTTCAAGTTTGCGTGCGTAATCGTAATCGCCCGGTACCCACCAGCGGCGAGGCCTCACCCGAATCGCGCGTTCTATCATCAAAACGGACTCCGGCGGAATGGGATACCTTTCGAGGTACGTTTCTGGCCGAAGCCGTGGAACTTTGCTTTCTGCTTGGCCTTAAGACAGAGGTCGCGCACCTTCATGAAGGGATCATCGGTCGTCTGGGCCTGCTTTGCCTTCGGATTTTCCAGCATCTGCACAAGACCTTGGAGTGCATCTGGTAAATCATCGTGAGCCCCGGATGGGAAACGTTCAAGCTCGTGCTCAAGATCGCCCATACCCTCCATGTGATAGATCGCGCCTTGTGCATAGCGCGGCTCTAAGCGAATCTCGATGCGCTCGATCTTGTCACCTTCCCAAGAGAGGGACTTCGTGATGAGAAACTTATTCCTCTTCTTCATCTCTTGCCGCAAGATCCAGCGGGTGACTTTTTCCAGCATCGCTTTCTCAAAGCCGATGGGGACACTTGACCCAGTCATCTTCTCTAGGCGCTCCACCGTCGTGAACAAGTACTCAATAATATTCGTGGGCCGCACGCCCTTCCGCGAGAGGTACGGATACACGAGGATGTTGCTATCCGGCGTGAGGAGTCCGGGCATCAGGACGCAAGAGTCCGCATCCTTGTCCTCTTCCCACGCGAGGTCACAGGAAATGGCCGCCTTGCAGTGCTTGAGGGAGTCGGAGCTGACCATATTGCCGTGATTATCGAAGAGTTGATAGTTACCATCTTGGATACGCCATTTGCGAAACATTTCCCTGACGAAGCGCACGTTCACGCCCGCCACAGGATCGTTCTGGAGTTCCTTCGCGTACACATTCGGCTTACTCTTCATCATCATGTTAAGCCATTCAAGTGTCCACTTCTCAGGCCAGAGCGACCGCTCATCCTTCTTGCCGGGATTAATATGGGCGCGATAAATTAACTTCTTAAACTCCGGGTAATACTGGTCATTGATGAGCTTCGCCATCTGACAATCATCATGCAGAATTGTGCCGACATTAATAATCTGACACTTACCGCGTTCACCAGCCGGGATCAGCGCCTCATCATATTCAAGCTGGAGATCACGACGGCGTACCGGATTCTTCACAAGTTCGTCATCCTCCATATCGTCGCAGATGATTAGGTCGGGACGGTACGCGCCAAACTTGACGCCTCGAATGGAGCCTAACTGATCCACGCCTTTGCAGAGGAACTTGACCGAGAATCCATCGGGATGCCGGAACTCGCTATCACCTTCCGCATCGCGCGTTATCGTGATGCCGGGGAAGGCCTCTTTCAAGGCCGCATTATCCATCAGCTCCTTCTTGATCGTGTCCAGGTGCATCGCGGCTTTCTTAAACGTGTTACTCAGGAGGACTATGAAATGGAACCTCTTGAACATAATGCCGTGGAAGGGATAGAGGAACACGAGGATAGTTGACTTAGCGCTCTCACGAGGCGCGGCCACGCTGAGGAGTAAATTCTCCATCGCGCCTTGGACTAGCTCTGCGTGAAACTTCGGCGACTCCATGCGAAAGTGATGCGGAAAGAAGGTCTTGCCCCAGGCCATCGGGCGCGTGGCGAGATACGCATAAATTTTCTCTTCAAGCGCCTGTTTATTGACGGGTAAACTTCCCTCCGTCCGCTTCTTCACAGGATGAATCCGAGCTGTCGTTTTGGCGCTTCTGAGCAAACGCCGCAGACATTTAACGCAGGAACAATCTCAGCCATGAGTTCCAGGACGCACTCGGAACTGGGCGAGGAATTAATCCCCATTTGCATCCGCTTTCCAGTCCTCATCAAATCCAAGCATGAACCACGGATTCTGACGCGGAGCATCTAACATCTGAATTTCTTTTTGCTCAAGGTGATACTTGGAGCGCAACTGCTCGAGGAGCATCATCATCTTTGAGGAGCAATCTTCACAGAGATCGTACTTCACTTGAATCTGCCGCCACTTTGGAGGCTTGGGCATCATACGGATTTCGCTAATCACCTTTCCGTATGCGTCCCACGTCTTGATGAAGGTCTTACAATTTTCCGTTTCATTTTCCGCGTACTTAAATCCCGCTGGAGGCTCAGGCGGTTTCCCGTCGTACATCTGCATCCTGCCGCGCATAGTTAGGTTCACGAATTCGCGCTGTACTTTCCCGCCGCATAAATCACACAACTCCAAAGTAGCCATTTAATCTCCTAGCGTGTTTAGATTAGGTTCCGAAAATTTTCGCGCCGCGCGAGAGTTGAGACCTGATCCCGATACCCCGCCGCCCCCACCCCCGAATTCACTTTCCGCCCGGCCCGGTTAGAGCCCGCTGCTTGTGCCCGTCCGATAATAACTATTATAGGCCGTTCATACATAGCATTAGATAGCATAAGCACTCAACCCTCATCTGTTATTTGCGGCACACTATTAGTAGTGGGTTCGACCTGAATAATTTTGGGATTTTCTGATTCCATCAGGGACAGGATGCGGTTAATCGTGGTCTCGGATAAATTAAATTGAGTCATTGAGACACTAACCTTATCCGGCAAGTGCTTACTTATAAACTTCATCCCAAGTTCAGCGCGTGTCTGGATGGGCACCGATTTATCCTCGAGACATTCACGCACGGTCTTCTCAGATAACTTGAGGATTTCGGCTACGTTGAGTTCGTGATAGTGGGACTTGCGCCCTACTCGACCGGGCCGTCTATCCAATTTTAAGGCTCATAAGCTTGGGCTCTAGTTAAGGATAAGTTAGAAACATATCGGTATTACAATGTAATACATTACACTACATATGGGGTCTTGTCAAGGGTTACACTACAAGATGTGGGGATTAAGCCTGACAGGGGCACAACTAATAGTATGGGATAATCACTTGGCATACTAGAGCTACGATGGCCAAATTTACGCATTAGAGGCTATTAGAGCGAGGATCGGCACGATAGGCACCTTGGATACCTCGGGATTAAGTGAGGGCTATTATGAGGCCTAAAATAACCCTTGATATTTCATGAACCATTGACGATAATATCTCTATGGAAAGAAAAACGCCTATACAATTCTTGGTGAATAAGGATGAGCGGGAACTTATGGACAAAGCCAAAGAGGTCAAAGGCTTCGCTTCCCTGTCTGATTTCATTAGGTCTCATATGGTCGAGATCAGCCGCCAAATCATGGGCAAAAAATAATCTCTTTTTTTACTTGCGCATCATGAATAGATCATGTATAAAGTATGTATGAGCGAGGCGATTATGAATGAAATTAAATGGAGTTCGAGATATCGTAAGGGTGATAAATGCGATATAACCGTTGGCGTTTACGGCATCTATCATACTTATGGCAGAATTAAAGTTTGCCTATATGTTGGCGCATCAATCAACGTTAAGCAGAGAGCCTTTAGAGCGTTTAAAAAAATGTTTACTATCAGCGAGAACTTTTATTTAGCGGCAATATGCAATGCGCTTGATAAAAACAAAATTGAGATCAGAGCAACGGCTATCGATTGTGACGGAGATAAGCTTGGTGAGTATGAAAGATTATTCACGGAACACTTTAAGCCCATTCTGAATATTGGCTCTAGTTATTACAGTCAATCCAAAGCTAATATTGGAATTAATCGCAAGAAGTTTATCGAAGAATATAAAGCAAGCAAGATTCAGTAATCACAAAGGAGAGGGAGAATGATGCGCGTGAAGACAATTAAGCTATTCATGGTTGAATACACGACAAAGCCCGAGGATGAGCCCGAGATTAAAAGGTTTTGGACTTTAGATGAGGCGAAACAATTTCTCAGTGATGGGCTTACGAGCTACGACGGTAAAGGCGAAGGCGTTTGTAATGGACAGATCGTGGAATATGAAATATGGCCCGACGGTAAAATGCCCTTCCCTGCTTATTATGAATCAAGCCGCATTGCAACGTATTACGAAACTGAAAAGGGATGGGAGAAAATAAATGATTAAAATTAAAAGAACAGCGATGGCAGAAGGAAACCCGCACAAGCCCAGCTCGATTGAAAAGAGGCTTGAGCGTTACGGAGCGATTACGAAACGGACACAAAATAAACTTGAGTCCCTGCTTGAACTCATGGAAAGACCTTATCACGTTGAAATTGTTGTACATTCCGGATGTATGTATAAAACAATTGATAATGAACATGATGCGATTTTAACAATTCAGAATATCAAAGATAAGCTTAAGAATAATCCATGATCGCCAAACAAGATGAGATGAAGGCTGATCGGAGGAACGCCCGCACGATTGAGGAAATTAAGGCCTATGCGGCTAAGTACAGTATCAGGATTAGCGGGACGGATCAGGAGATCATGGAGAGGTTCAAAAGTATCCCGGTGTGGGAGTGAGAGTTTAACTAAATACCCCTGCCCTAGTTAGCGCTAGAGACAGGGGGCCAAGCAGTCTACCGCGATTGGAGCGCGGCAAACCATGAAGAAGAATATCAAAAAACAGACGAAACTGGAAGCCCTTGTGAAATATTTAGGCGTGGATAAAGATGAAGTGCAAGAAATTGATGATAATCGCTTTGAAGTAGGCCGTGAAGAATACCTAGTTTTAACCGATGAAGAAGCCGACGAAGCCGCAAAAGAACAAATCAAAGATTCCTTATGGGCCTTCAATGCGTCATTTATTATCTCGGAATGCGGCCTTGATGCGTCTGGTGAAGAATCGCTGAAACATATGCAGGAAAAATCTTGTGAGGGTGCGAACGATTTCATTCTTTCGCTTGTTGAGAAAACTTGCGGCCTTGAGGAATTTGTTGAAGCCGCTATTAGCGCAGATGGAAGAGGTCATTTCCTCGCACCTTATGACTTTGAAGAGATTGAAGAAGGCGAATATTTTATTTACAGAACTAACTAATTTCCCCCAACCCACAAAGAACGGAGGCACCATGAACGGATACACGATTAAATTTAATAACTTTTGGAGAAAGTGGCAAGTCGGGCATCCCGAGATTGCGCCCGTTGTTGCTGAATTCAACACTGAAGAAGAAGCTAAACAATATTGTGTTAACGGATAACCCCCGCTAAAGGAGCCCCAAGATATGAAAAAGCTTTCAAAGGGTGAAAAGGCATTCAAGCGGTATTGCCGAGAGCTTGTTACTAAAGGCCCGGAATGTCGTGGATGCAACAAGCGGCTGACTAAGCCTCGCCGCAAGTTCTATTGGTACTGCTCAACAAAGTGCAAGCAACGATTTGAAATGTTTTGTAATTCGACACGCTAAAGGAGCCCTATGCAATCGAGAAAAGTACACAAAGCAATTCAAGCGGCTGTTACTCGCATTAATAGCATGAAAGATAGTGAGAGATTTGCCGATGAGCATTGGGACTTAGCCGAGGAGCTTGGCGCGGCTTTCGTTCAGCAGTTACGGCATATTGCCAAAGTTGCGAAATGTAACAGAAAAGAACGAGACAAATTCTTTCGCAAAGCAATGAAGCCATTTAACAAGATGCTCTATAAACCTTAAAGGAGCCCACGACATGAGCAAGCTAGTGAATAATTATTGTTGGAAATTTGAATGCCCCGCAACGCTTTTGGAGTCAATCGCTAAGGATAAGAAATCTGCCTTGGAGCGCATGAGGCTGGAACTTGCGCAAGGAATCTTAGACGGCTCCTATGATGATTGTTTCAAGTTTGAAGATGTGGATAAGGTAAAGCCCATGTGCTATCAGCCGCTTGATGCGGAATCTTTTATGCGTGATGCGGTGATTACGATTCATAACGCCATGAAGGGAGAGTATACAGGTTTATGATCCGCCTCCAGTCTACCCTTCCCCCTGCCCTCCTCGCGCTGATTGCGGAGTATGAGAGGCGGGGAATCTTGATTAGGCCACGTCTGGAAATTTGACACCGCATGAGTAAATATGATAAAATTTTTCCATGGCAAAAGAAAATCTTGTGCGTCTTAATGTTGAAGTTGAAGAAAAAAAGTATGACCGCTTCCAAGAGAAGCTTAAGAAAGAGGGTTTTACGGTCAGAGGCCTTGTTACCCGCTGGATTGATGAGTATTTAAAAGTCAAGAAGTAAATCCCCCCGGTCTACCTCAATTTGCCCTGTAGGGAAATGGTCTAGAAATTTGACAGGGTTTCCCCTACGTCATACAATATAAGCCGTTGTGTCGCTTAATCTATTGCGAAAATCACAGTTTTATTAATAAATTTTAACCTGTCAGTCCCGTGGTGTCTTCGGACACTAGGCACAACACCTACCTACCGCAATAGACACGGGCTGGCAGGCCTTTAAGAAAGCGTGATGTATGACAGAAACTCCAATTATGCAGTTAAGCGGATACGGGTATTATGACTCCGCTGATTACGATCCGAAGCCGGAAGAGGATAAGTGGATTATTGAGAATGTTCTCCCGAAGGGCTTCGGATTTATCGCAGGACTCCCCAAAGGTTCTAATTCCCCCCACGGCGGCAAGAGCGTTTATTTTCGGCAGATGGCTTACTCGATTATTACAGGAGAACCGTTCTTGGGAAATAAGGTGTTGATTCAAGGCCCGGTGCTTGTGGTCAATATTGATGAAAGCATTGATGATCAGATTGTTTATTTTAGGCGGCTTTGTAAAGGTAAAAGGATTCCGGGGTTTAAGGTGTCGAAAGCCCGGAGTCTTAATATGCCCGAGGATCTCAAGATTCTTGAACAGGACATTAAAGAGATTAAGCCTGTATTTTGCAACATTGATCCCCTCTTGCGCACGACGGGCGGTAAAGATATTCAGCAAAGTAAGGATACGTCCCCGATCATGAATAAGCTGAAATTGATTTATGAGGAGAACGATTGCACGATTGCGCTTAACCATCATAGTCAGAAGAATGAAAAAAGGAATAAGGAATCGTCGGCAAGTTGGCTTAACGGAAGCGTTGATCTTGATAGCGCGTGGGACTTCTGCATCGGGATTGAATGGGCCAAGGCACCGAAGAAGCCCGATCCGCTTGATAAACGCTATATGCACGCCCGTTGCTTCATGCGTAAGAAGCCATTAAGGCATCTGTACTATCAGGCTGTCACTAATGATAAGGCTGAGATTGAAGGGCTTGAAATGTTACCGGAAGAGATTAAAGATAATCCCCTGGCCCGGTCAATTTATACCAGAATGAGCCACTTCCCCGGCGAGTCCTTGTATGTCGTTAGTCAGAAAACAGGGATCAATAAATCCACCGTTTGCAGGCTCGTAAATGAAGAGTTTTCTTGCCTCAAAAAACTAGTCCTACAGCACCCTGAAAAAGTGAACACCGTAGGACTATCCACTACCACTGAAAGCGCGGATACAAAAATCGTATCGGCGCAATTAACGGAACCCATTGAAACTAAAGAAGATAATTAGTCCTATGGCCTTGTAGGGAAACTTGGTCAGGTAGGACTAGCCAAACAACCCTAAAATGGTGCGTATAGGTATATATATATACCATACGCCATTTTGGAGTTGAGGAAGGAAATGAAAATGAAAGCAGTTTGGTACAGGATTGAGCCCGAATATTTTGAAGCAAAGAGTATTTTTGATGATTATCAGTTTAAAAGAGGCTTAGCTTTTTTCGTTTCTTACACTCCGGAAGGCTGGCTTGTTAAAAGTGACTCCGAAAATCCGGGCGGCTTATTTCAAGTTAAGGATGAGGATCATCTTTGGTTTCCAGAAATTATGAGCGATCTTTATCACAGGAACCAAAGCAAGGCTTGATTTTCCCTATACAAATCTCCCCTCAAGTTTATTTAAAAAAAATCCGAAAATAGTGTTGACAAGAGGATGAGTAAAAGTTATCATTGGTCTTGTTCAGGGAAAGCCTGACGATTGAGCAAGGGACGCGCCGGGGTGTACCGGGTTCCCTGCTGAGATAAAGGACGATTATGGGTTATATGATTATTGAGGGTATGAAAAAAGGGTACAAGGCGGGAAATGACCTTGTGCGCGAGATTCTTGAGATGGGTGTTGTGAGCAAGTACCAAATGGCCAAGGACTTAAAGGTCGAGAGACAGACCATTTATAACTGGTATTATGGCTACTTCTCCCCTGACGAAAAGAATTATTCGCGTCTTAAGGACTATCGCCTCTATGTGGATAAGTTAAAAAGGATGCCGAGGTTTCAATAGCATGAAAAACTGGGCGGATTTAAATTATAGTGCAGAATTTAACGCAAAGGCACCTTTGAGCGACGTGAGCCTTAGACGTAAAGTTATCCACAGAACCCT